TGCAGGTGACTGCATCGCAGCAACATTTATTGTGTTTGGCTCCCATTGATTACCTTACGGTGGGCAGCAAAGGCCATCGAGCGCCCAGTGATAAGGAGTAAGCGTGCCAGCATCTACGCCAGCTTGTAGGCTTTCAAAGATACCCCAAAACGCCCAGCCTTCACGACCAACAACAGCCGCTGTCGTCTCGGCATTCGCAAGGCATGTCGACCAGTCCGTAACATCAACGCTCGTGCCTATCAGCGTTGGCCTGCTTTCGGTTCCCACGATAGTTACCGTCAAAACCATCTTGCCGTTATATGGACTGCCAGTCCCAGCCGTCGCCGCAGAATCTACCGTAAAGAATATCCGCTTGCCTCCACCACCACCTCCATCCATCAATAGCCAGTTGACCACCTTGCTGTTGTGGTCATACAGAATTGCAATCTCATCTGTTAAATCATCAGGTTGGCCATTCTCCAATCCGCCAGTAACTACCCCTGGATTCTGACCAACCCTCCAATTGACAGCTACTGGCGACGGGGGAGTAAAGACTACCTGCCTGAAATCCTGGAAGTTAGCGTTCCCTTGAGTTGGTAGCAGCGCTGGATAGACTTCACCAATCTCGTATGTCCCAGTTAAACGTTTCCCGAATGGCTTTGCTACAGAGATTCCTGGCTTGTTTGCGTCGCCTACCGCGTAATCAATAAACCTCAGTATCCGTGTGTCAAACCCTCGGCAAATCACATAGTCGTCGTATGTGTCTTCGGCCGCGACCTGCATCATAGCGCAAAACGGAGACGTTCCATCCTGGCGCAGATTGGCCTGGTCGCCGTGGATGGGATTGAAAGGCGACGGTATCTTAAAGTGTGGTGTGGGCCTTCTGCGTTTTCTCCACATTACGGGGTCACCCAACCTCCTCCCGAGTCGCCAAGCTGCGCAATAAACTGAGCCTGGTCGCGCCATTCTGGACCAATATCCTCCCGTCGCTCGACAAACGAATACAAACCGATGAGCAGTTTATTTCGTTCATCAAGCTGGTAGGCCATCAGAGCCCTATTCTCATTGGAAACAGACTTCCATCCTTCAAGTCGCCGTGTAGCGGTATTCATTCTTTCAATGATTGCTTTGTGCTTATGCTCGGACAGTGTGCTGGCGTTCTGTAGAAGTAGCGTCGAGAACCGTTCCTTGCCGCCCAGCAGCGCGGTAAGTGCTGATTGCAGTTGCTGCAGAAGAATGTCCCGCTGCGACATCTCGCCCCGTGTAACATCTTGCTTGGCTGCGAGTTGACGCTGAATGCAGTCCACAAACAGTTGTTCTATTTGCTGCAGTTGCTCGTAAGTTCTGTGCGTCTCTGTATTAGCCCACTTCGCGTACACGTCCCGCAACTGATAAACGCGATCACTCGCATCAATCGTCTTCTGCCGCACGTCTTGCAACTGAGTGTATAGCTGCGATTTGACTTCTATCGCTAGTCGCTCATTGGCGTCCCTGGCTGCGAAAATGGCTTGCTTGCCTGATAATGTGCGATTGCGAATGTCTTGCAGCAGCGCATACACTCCGCTGATTAGCGATGCCTGATATCGCAACACTTCCTGGCGAACCGAATGCAACTGGGTTTCACCATCCAGTGTCCGCGTCCGCATTCCCAACTGCTGATCGTACAGTCTGTGCTCGTTGTCCATTTCATAAGAACGTGTAACTCGCAGCTGCTCGTGCAGTCTGTGCTCATTCTCCAACTTCTCGCGCATCAATCGGTCGTTGAGCATCTGGATTTGCTCGTCCCTATCCCGATGATTGCGTTCTGTGATGTCGGTCACAATCGCTGCCGTAGACAACCCTCGTGTAACTAACGCTTGCAATTGCACGGACAGTTGTGCCGCAAACTCCTCGATTATTCTAGCTAGCTCTGTTGCACCGAGACCATCCAGCAAGCCCCTCGCTAAGTCATCGTGCGCGTTGTAATCAATAGACAGGGCGTCCGTGATGCCTCTGGCTATTGGCGCGTGTGCTGCGTAGTCGGTAGCCAGTAGATCCAATATCGCTTGGTAATCCTCAGCGTAATCGTCGACCAGCGTTCCCGCACTTACACTGATTTCCCCAAGGTCTGCAGCGACCGCTTCGTAGTCCGATGCCAGCAAAGCCAGGATTGCGTTGACATCAGTCACGTATGTATTGACGTTGTCATCCACGGCCGCGAGCAAGGCGTCAATGTCTACTAGGTGAGAAATGTAGTTCGCCTCAAGCGAATCGAACTGCTGGATGTAATCGACCACATGATCATCTAGCACTGTCCCCAGCGAACCTACATCCGCCAATACAGTGGCTATGTGCGCGGCAACGTTCTGATCCAATTCCGTGAGCCGACTGTCGTAGTCGGTTATGTATGTCTGAAGGTTGGTGTCCTGTTCCGTCAACAAGGTTCCGATGATGATGGCATTGGCTGCCGCATTAGTTTCCAGGTCAGCCAGTCTGGAGTCCATTGCCTCTAAAGCGACCTTCGCTTCTGCGGCATCAATAACAATCTGCGCCTGGTTGTCATCTATGAGCGCTTCAATAGCGGTCATGTATTCGCCCAGGTCGGTCATAAACACGCCAGCCTGCGCGTTCTGCTCCGTCGTCTGCGCATCGAACTGAGTGTGAGAGGTGTCAATCATCTCCGCCCAGCCGGTCAATATCTGGTTGTACCGAAACTCATTTACGTCCCTGGCTTCATTGGCAGCGATCGTATAAGAGTTACACAGGGCCAGAATCACCTCCAAAGGCCGCATGCCCTCACGAGTCAACGCAAAGTAGTTGGTTGGAGGCGTTGTCGTTTCATCCTGGGTGATACCAGTAACTTCATACCCCTGCGCGACCAGCCACCCCATGACGTTCTCTGGAACCTGGGTAACAGTCTGCGTGCTCCACCAAACGGAATTAAATGGATTGGCGATTCGCGCTAGATCGATAAGACCTTGCCCAGGATTCTGATGTGGTACTTGTGGTATTGTCATGATTTATCTCCACTTTCCGCTTGGTTCCGTAAAACACACAGCGCCTTCCCATCCCCAAGTACCACTAGCAGATAGCAGCAGGATCATAAACAGACCCCTGGCGCGCGGGTAGTTGCGATGATTGACTCCAGCAGTCCAGACTCCGCTACTGTGAACGTTCGCTGGCGTATCGGCAACGACCAAGGCTTCGATAGCCGCCTTCGCGTTAACACTGACCTGTTCAGCCGAGTCAGCAACCAAGACCCGCCATGTCACATCCGCACTGCTAGCCGCCGTTATGCCGTGAATCCGCAGCAGACGGCCGTGGGTCTCATTGTCGTTGAGCGACACTGGACCTATCGCTACGTGCGAACCCGCATAGCCAACTTTGAACGGCCAGAATCCCTGACGCTCTGTGTCAAACAACCAAGAAACAGCTGCCGTGGGAATGTGAATGTAAACACCACGCGTTTCATGGTCGTACTCAAGTACCGTGTCTACGTCGGTGACCCCTGTTAACTCCTGAGGAATCACGTCCTCAGATAATGCTTGCAAGCCATCTCCACTTGCCCCCACGGTGTAAATCCCGTGTGACGACAGGAAGTAGTACCTATCGAGATGATCCCGACACCATGCTCTTGCACCCACTACTCCGACATCACGCGAAATGTTTCGCAACCCACCACCTGCGGTCGGGTCACCTTGCACAACCCAAAGCGAACCACTGGTTGCCGCTAGAAGAGTACCATCCTTGTGCGGAATCAACGCAGTGATGTTGCCACCAAGTTCCCCCGCTTCAGACAGTTGAATCACAAATGGGCGAGCAACATCGCTTACGTCCGTACCCATGTACCAATCGGTGTAATCAAATTGACGACTAGCGTAGATCGCCTGACTGACGGGTCTGACGAACCTATCTCGATAAATACAATCTACGTTGCTACTAACACCAGGCGCATCGACCCCAGGATCAGCAACCCGATAACCTGAACTGTGAACCACTCCTACTGTCGTCGCAGCCGCTGTTGGCGTCCATGAGCCACCGCGTAACCTGTTTTGGAAGTCCTCAAGGCGGACATTAGTAGCCCACGGAGAGGCGTACCGCTCCCGTCTTCCCACTTCTTGACGAAATGAAAGTCCACGACCCACCCCCGAGGGAAATTGCATTTCTTTCGTTGCCACGTCATACCTTTTGTTATGTGGCTAGGCGATTTCGTTAGCCGGTATA